TTTTCACTAGAACCTAAACCTCAACCGGGAGTGGATCTCCCGTTTTAATTATGACCACAGTAACAACACGTAAGCGCCTAGGTGATCCCTGGGAATCAAGTCAGGGAAATACCTATTTCCCTTTTGTAGTCAATCTCAGTGATGGCACTACAGTAATGGCCAACGGAGCCAGTGAGGACCCGTGGTGGAAGGAAGGCGTTCCCGTCATCTTTAAGGATAACGGCAACCGAACGAAAAAGGGGCTACCGAAGGGCGGCTTCGACAAGCCGGACGGAGTCATCCCGTCAGCAACCCCTGCTGCCAATCGCAGTAGTGTAGCTAACGCCGATCGTGAGATAGGGATGCGTGTAGGCATGTCTGTTAACAACGCCTGCAACCTATTGAGAGGTTCTAAGCTATCAGGTGAGGAGTTTGACTCTAAGCTAGAGGCATTGGCTCGCTCCATCTATACGGTGGCAGAACGGATTGCATCCAATCCATCGGGAGCAGAAGCACCAGCGGCTACCGCCGACGAAGAAACTCCATTCTAGATGCACATCTACCAGCTCCAGGACGACAAGATTAGCCTCCTAAAGGAGGTTGATACCATTGGTAAAATGCGGAAGGCAAAGGGCAACTTAGCTGTTTCGATCACCACCAAATTGGGTATAGCACCTAATTCGTTTCTGGATCGCTGGCGGATGCAAAAGATCTACGAACTCACCAAATCAACTCCAGAGCTGTCGTTCGATGTCATCGAGCGGCAGTCCTGGGGGATGAGGAGAGATTTGGACGGAACGATGGTGTTGAGTAGCATTTTTGGTACTCGTGTTCACGCCGAAATAGAGGCCGCCGTCCTAGCCCTCATTAGAGGAAATGATTATGACTCGGAGTACAAACAATACTACCGACCATTTTTAAAATGGATGGAAGACAACGATGCCTATCCCACTGCCTCGGAGCATATGGTATTTGACCCTGATCTAAAAATTGCAGGTACTATGGACCTCGTTGCGAAGATGGATGGCCAGGTTTGTCTGTTCGATTTTAAAACCCGCGATTGCAAGGGTGCCGATCCCAAAACCAAAACCTATCCTAAAGATGCAATGCAACTCGCCATTGGTGCCGACATCATCCAGCGACAAACCGGGTTACCCTACCACATCCCTATTTATTCGGTGGTCATTGACGTAACCACCGGGCAAACGGGTGTTAAAAAGTGGACCGGAAATGCCCAAGAGAAAGCGTTGAAAAAGGCTTTAGCCACTAACCACTACTACAACGTCATGAACGACCTATATGCCAGTTGAGAAGCCATACAATGGCGGAGAATGGACGACTGCTAGGATGCGATCGTTTATTATGTCAGCTCTACGTCGGGCCATGTGGCCAGTCAAATATAGGGCTATCCGGGATAGCTACGTTGAGGATGGCATAAATCCCAAAACTGGCAGGAAATGCAAATTGCATCGATGCCCGGAATGCGGATCACTATTCCCCCAAAACCAAATGCAGGCCGACCACATCAAACCCGTTGTGCCATTAAAGGGATTTGATAATAAAGTGTGGCTGGAATACGATTGGAACGAATTATTACAACGACTCTACTGTGAGGCTGACGGATTGCAGGCGGTCTGCAAATCCTGCCATAAAGAAAAAAGCCTAGAGGAACGAAAAAAAAGACATGTATATAAACGACAAAACACAATATGACAAAGCACAAGATACCATCTCGCAGAGGCACTCTCTATCCAACATTGTGAAAACCAGACCATCAGTGCATTGGGCAAACCTATTGAAAAAACATGTAGCCGATCCTCGGATTAGAGGTTGGGCTGCGTCAATCATTTGGTGGTCCTACCCAAACAGTAATAGTCCTGTGCAGGGTCAGCTGCTGTACGATATGATGGAGGAGTTTAGGCCATCTGTGTTTGGCCAATCTGAAGAACTCAGGGCGGTATTTGACGGACTGGGTTTGCCTCAACCAACTAGATCTAGGGAAGGATGATCACTCTCAATACAGCAGAACAGAGGTTGGCTAAATTTGTAGCCAAGGAACGCCACCGCCATGCTCGGAAGAATGGTGTTACCAATCGTCGTGTAGGTCCACAATCGGATGAACAAACTGACCTCGAAGGAATTGCCGCCGAAATAGCGTTTGCTCGTTTTGCAAACGTATATCCCGACATACATGTCGATCGAGATGAATACCCTAAATATGATGCTACATTACATGATGGCAAATTGGTGGATATTAAAGCGACCACCTACCCAAAAGGTCGTCTGATAGTGTCTCCCTGGAAGGATGTTGATGCGGTGGATGCCTATGTATTGGTCATCGGTGAGTTCCCCTCATACCGCATTGCAGGAGCAATGGAGGGCTATCGCTTAATGCGTTCGCATCGTATGAAAGACTTGGGTCATGGTAAAGTTTTTGTTGCCACCCAGGATGAACTAAAACCCCTAGATGAATTATGACAGAGTTTGAATATTTACGAATGATGGTCCAGCCTCAAAGCACCTGCCAGAAAAAGGCTGTTGCTGCTGGTTGCTGGGTTGGAGAGCGGTTTGTAACAGCCGCCAACTATTGCGAAAACACTGGTCAGGTTTGTGAGCGACTCGATCTTCCCACGGGTGTCCAGCCCGATCTTTGTGAATCAGAACACGCTGAGATTAGATTGCTCGATAAACTAAAAAAAATTGATTTGTCTATGATTCCCAACGTCGTTTGGATTTATGGCCACAAGCACGTTTGCCCTGAGTGTGCGGAGGCACTCTCTCAGTTTGGCATAAGAGAATTAAGGATCAGACATCACTAACCCCAACCACCAACACCATGACATCAATCACTATAGAAAACCAATACGGCCACTGCGAGGTTAGCATGCCGAACGACGATATGACCATCGACGAGATGATCGCATTGTTTGAGCAAAGCCTATCAGGCATAGGCTACCACTGGAACGGAAACATAGAACTCGTACAGGATTATGATATTACGATCGGCCCCTCAGCACAAAATTAAATTGTTGCCAAAGGATAGCGATGAGCGAAAGAAATGGCCCATCTACTCTGGGGTGCTATCCCCCTTCCCGAACGCCATAGCAGCGGTGGCTCGTCAGTCCTATATGGGCAACGAGAAACATTGCGATGCCGACGAGGCTATGCATTGGGAGTTTGATAAATCTAATGACCATCACGATTGTTTGATGCGTCACCTCTTAGAGGAAGATTATGCCGCTGTTGTTTGGCGAGCATTAGCCATCCTCGAAACCAAAATCCAAAACCAAAATAATGAAAGCTGAAGATATCACAGACGAACAGGTCAAGGAACGCCTAATCGAAAACACTTTTAACGATCAAACTGTGTTTGATGTTTTTGCCTATATGAAGAATAGTGTTTACGTAAACTACGCCGCTCAAGTGGCAAAGGAAAAGGTAAACAATTCTTGGGAGAACATTACCGGATCTCAAATTGAGGAGATGAAACAACAAATGGTCAATCAGGCTAACCTGTCGAAGAATGCTGGTGAAAGTTGAGTGGGGAGACATCGCCCAGTGGGTTAAGTTTTGGATGTCATCTGATTCAGGGTTGCCACACTCAGAATGCCCGGTGATTGGTGGAATAAAGAATGGTCAGGTTTGGCCCCTAGATCGACAGAAACTAACTACAGGAGTGGACGAGGATACCTACTATTTGCAGGAGGTTAATATCGACGGTGAGATGTTTACGGCATACAGGTCTGACGGTCTATCCGATAGGGATCACAAAACAATGCTCAAAAGCTGGATCGCTGGACATTACGAAAAAAAGATTGAAGAACTTTTGAAAAAAGAAGTAGACATTGCTTGACATCCCTATTTCCACACCTTCTAATCCACTCCTATTTATCGTTGTTTAGTCATCATATACGTAGATGTTTTTTGTATTTTCCATCTACTGCAAGGGGAACCCGTAACCGGGTTCCCCTTTTTTTGTGCAACTGACGATGCTTACTGGCCTGTTGGCAAGTATGGGATCATATCTCTGTCGAGTATTCCGATCCTTTGAAACTCTCGAATCAGAGGGGCATTCGATCGAGTTAAACGATATGGACCATTGGGATCAGTCAACCGTCGGAGGCGTTCCTCCTTGTTCATCTTTCTTAGTAATGAAAGTGAAGATGGAAGTGATGGTCCTTTTCGAAGGGATTTTCTCACCATACGTTTGTGTATGTCTACAAAACTTCTTATCTCTACGGGATTTACCTGTCCTTTCATGGCCTTTATGGCGTCTAGGCGTTCCTTTGGAGTGGATCCCAAGGCTTCGTATTGTTCTGTCTTTGTTACAGGTTCATCATAAGGCATAGGACTGTAATACCCGGTGATGGTTTCAAATTTATCATTAACAGAAAGTGCTGTTTCATCTAACACGTTTAATGCCTGTTCATCATCCAACCCCAATATCTTTAGGTTTTCATAATGATTGGTAAGCTGCTCCAGCACTCCTTCTCTGTCTTGGTTTAGCTTGAAATACTTTCTGTCATATTCTTCCTTGATGTCGTATTTGCGACTAACGCCCAACATGCCCTTAGCGTTATTCAAGGCAGTTGTTTGAGGAGCCATTCTTCTTGCAGCGTCTCTCTCCAGATCAAACTCTTCAAACCTAAATCCGAAGAGTCTAGCTGTCAAAGCAAGCATCCCCAGTGCGTTTTCTTGACCTCGTATAGTTTTGTTCCATCGATCAAGTTCTCGCACCACTCCAGGTTCAAATGCTATTTTAATAAACTCCTGCGCGTTGTCTACCAGTCTGTTGGCTACACCCGGTTCCACACTAATTTCTCTACCATTCTGGTCTTTGCCAGATAGCAATGCTGGTGCAGCTTGCAAAAGAAATCCACCCTCTCCCAAGAAATTATCGGCCAACAATTTTGGTAAAACCTCCATTCCTTTTTCATCCAAACCAGCTCTCATAGCTGAATACAAAAGCGTTTGAGGAACAAGATATTCTGAGTCAAAGTATTTACCAGTTTTGCCATCCTCATTCATTAAGACTACCATGCGTTTCCCCTTGTGCCAGGACTTAGCAATAGTCTCGTTAAATGCAGTCTTCTCGTTTTCGTTCAAATCTTTGTAATTACCAAAGGCCGAAAGTTGGCTGGCATTACTGGTTATAACATCAATCATTGCACCACCACCGCCAACAACCACACCCAATGCTGCGGCTCTCTTTAGTCCAAGGATTTTTAATTCCTTTACCGACTGGTCGTTTAGCTTTATGTCAGAAAGTCCTATTTCCCTCATAAACCCATTTGGATTTTGAATCATTTTTTTGGCAAACCTTCCTTGGTTGTACATATTCCGCATCAGTTCTGCCGTAAAGTTGATGAAAGGATTTGCTATACCTAGCTGCGATAGCTTCTTTAAAAGCTCTGGAACCTTGTCGTAGTTCTGGAAGGTGTCATTGACTATCCTTGCAGCAGCCTTCTCAAGCTTTCCTATGTTTGCTTCTTCCGCTAGTTCTGGAATGGCCTTTATCAATTGCTTCTGTGTACCCTTCCAAGACACATAACGCATAGTTACATCACCCACGTTATACACCTTGCTAAAAGGTGCTGCAATGGCCTGTACCACGTTTCCCAGCAATCCACCCTTACCAGCTCTACGCAACTCACTGGTTAATACATTACCACTTCCAAGACCCAATTCTTCAAACCTGTTTTTTTCTCGATTGAAAGCGGTCCTGGCCTCACCCTTACCATAGAGAGCTTTTCGTATTCCCCCAAATTCGGAAAAGGCTAGTCCGAAACCTCTCCTCATATTACTAAATGGATTGATACCAGATGCAGCAACAGACGCAAAGTTACCTATCAGATTGGGTGCATATGATGCTGGATTAAAAAGTGTTTTAGATATTTTAGTCAGACCAGTTAGTGCAGACATGTTATCCAAAACAAATTTACCAACAGCGTTATTCATTAACACACCAGAATCTGAATAGAATATGTCTTGCAACCCTTCGTTTACTTCTTTCGGAACTAGTATCTTACTGGCAGATTCTTTGCCTAAAGAAGTTTGCGTTAGTAGAGGTTGAAGATCGAGATTGGCTGCGGTACTAGATTTTTTTTGTATGTTAAGCGCTTGCTGAATCTTTGGATCACTAAAAATTGCAATAAGCTTTTCGTCTGCCTTTAACGCATTGGTTAGTCTGGCAGATTTTGCTATAGTTTGACGCATAGTTTCTGCTGGGTCTTTTATTTCCCCCAAAAACTCTTTCATCTTTGGACCATATTCTGTCTTTCCAGCCAAGATACCCTCGGCTTGGAATGTCATTTCATTAGCGTCCTGAATCCGTTTCGCCCTCTGAGAAGGGTTGTTCATTTCTTTAGCCGAATATTCCAGACGGCGTTTCATTTCTTCTGTAGCCTGTTTTCTAGCAGCCCTCCTGGCTCCCCCCTTTGTCTTGTATCTTTTTTCACCGTTGGGAAGCTTAGTGTTTATGTTCTTTGCGGTGAGGCGTTCAATCTCTTCGCTTAAAGCTTCCATTCGGAGCTTGCCTTTGTCTGGGGTGAACGAGGCATCTTCATAAAACCTGTAAGGTTTTGTGACATAGTTTTTTTCTTTTATACTTTTCTCAATAACCTTTATTAACTTACCAGACAGTTCATTATTTAGTTTGAATCTTTTAGACCCAAGCAAACCAAGAAGATCATACTGAAGGTCTTGAACGGCACCTCTCCACTCAAACAAATCTTTTTTTACACTGTCAAAGAACTTGGGGTTTATGTTATTTACATCATTTAATACAAAATTGTTTATATCATCTATCAGGCTTTCTCTATCAGAAACAGACAACTCTGCTTTGCTCAATGCCTTATCGACCGACTCACTTGTCCTAGCTGCTATGGCATCATACTTTTTAACCTTATGTCCCTGTTCTTCAAGTAGGGCTACTATTTCCTTGGGTATGCTAGCGGATGGTCTTACAAATCTTATAAACCTTTCTCCAAGTTTTTTAGCTCTTGGAAGTTTTTCTCCCAACTTACGCATGGCTCCACCAAATCCAGAGGTAGCCTTTGGTAAATTTAGTGCGGCTTGTGCGGCTTGAATTGCTTCAAATGTCTCTACTGTATCTTGTGTTATTTGAGACGTATGTGCTTTTACCCTTTGCGAATAATCTGATTTGGCAGAACTGAAGGCGTTTTTAATGTCTTTCTTAAATGCGATGGCTTTAGGGTCTGACTTGCTTGTAAACAACTTAGCCCCCTTTAGTTCACTAAGTGCCGTTATTGGTGGCCTTTTTATAACAGTTCTTCCCGATTGCTCTCTAATGATCCTATCACTTATTTTGGGATCCCTGACCCCACTCGCACCGTCTATAAAACGATCAATGGTAAAGTCGATATCATCTCCAAACGTCTTGGATATGTCTTCAGCAAACCTATCTATGATATTATCGTTTATACCTAATTTGGGTTTGTTGAGGTTGTTGACAATCTTTCTGGATATAAATTTAGATCTTCCTTCTATTCCATCAGCGGGAGTTCCAACTTCACCAAAAAGATCATTCATGTCTTTTTGAAGTTCTTCTCTGTACTTAGGGTTTTTCGCTGCTTTCTCATCAACCTCCGCAGGGGTCATCTTAGAAATTTTGTTGAACAAACCTTTCTGGGCAGCAATACCAATTCCAGTACCTGCCGCTGCACCAAACCCAGCACCAAAGGTGGCGCTAGTTAAATACTCTTCAAAGGTAGGAAACCTGCCCTCATCTACGGCGGTTTGTATCGTGCGTTCCCCAGCGGCTATGCCTCCACTACGGATGGCTTCAGTTCTTGCAAATCGTGCAAGTTGAGGAATGGCTAGTCTTCCTGTTGCGGTGGCGGCCAACTTTCCAGCACCTGGTATTATATTCAACGCACCAGAACCCAGCATTTGTCCCAGAGAAAATTCATTACCTATGGTTTTTTGTGCAAGATAGTTTGAGAACATCCCGCCAGTAAAACTTAATACTGGGTAGGACAATCCAAACGTATAGGGTGCTAGTACAGCACCAGCGGCTTGAGAAGCTACACCTCCAGTGACATCAATGCCCATGCCAAGCCCATATCGGCCAAGGCCAGGTCCGTCATCTACTGGCATGCCAGACATGCCTGTGCTTTGACGCTGCTCTTGTTCTTCTCTAGTAATATATTGCCTACTCAGAGCCATAAGATTTTATAATAGAAAGTGCTGTTTCGTCTAACGCATTTAATGGTACCGGAGATGATCTTGCCTTGATACTTGTTAGAGAAACATTCCTTTTTAGCTTTTCATCCCTAAGTCTTTTTGCTTCCTTACGGTCTTTAGACTCTTGAACCAAAATGTTTTTAATTTCTGAAAAGTCATCTTCTGACAATCCAGTATTTCGGGATCTATATGCAGAGATAGCTTGCTCTAGCTCATCCATACTCAAATCACCTGTGCGAGATATTATGTTTGTGAGATTAGATAGTGACTCCGCTACGTCTAATGCGTTCTTGGTTGGAGCGGGTGCAGGTGGTACATCTGGAACTGGAACGGGTGGATCACCCATGTTAATTGGATCTACCAAAATGTCAGTATCTGGATCTCTGACAAAAGATGCTTGCTTACGAAGCATTGCCATGCCCTCACCGTGTTGTTTTTGGGTTATTTCACCTTTGTCCAGTCGAGCGTCAAGTGCAGCCATCGCACTCCGAACTCCTGGAGACAATCCACCTCCCGACTTAGCGGATTCCATTATTCTATAATTTCCGTTTCCAGTGTCTATAGCATATCCAAGAATCTCCCCAGAACCATCAGGGTTTAACATTGGAATTGGTGTAGGTGCTGTGGGATTTTGCTCTTTCAAAACAGAAATAACCTTACCTTGTTGATCAACCGTCATTTCATCGAAGTTGGTAACGGCCTCAAGACTCTTAATTTCTCCACTTACTACTCCGGCAATTGCTTGGGATGCAAGTTTTCCTGACCCTATCTCTTCTATAGTTGCGCCTGTCAACGCCTTTTGTGCCTTAAGATTTTCGCTAACCACTTGAGCGTCTAAACCAGTTCTGGATGATATAGTATTAGCAAGGGTGGCGTAGTCGGAAGGTGTCAAATTTGCAAGTGCTGCCCGTTCAAATAGAGCCGTCGTATCAGCACCAGGCTTAAGATTTATAGCTGTGGGTAAAAGATCCTGGAGTGCTTCTCCTGATGCTTTTGCTGCTTCCCTGTCTTCTTCTTGTCTTTTAAATTCCTCAACTTGGGTTTGAATCAAACCAATCTTAGCCTTAGCTTCCTTTGTAACAAGATTGATTTGTTGTTGTTCTCTTCCAAATTGAATAACCTCATCGGCACTGGTCAATTTTATCAAGCTAGCTGGATCAGTTATTCCGGGAACAGACTTTCTAAAACTAGGATCATTTAATAGACCCTTGGCTACGCCCATTGCAATTTCGTTCTTTTCCTTAACCTGCTTCTGCTTTTTGTTTCTCTCAAAACCAGCACCTATTGTGTTCATTAGGCCGGAAATAGATTGTGATCTAGCATTCCTTGCTGCCGCTAGATTGTTTATAGATGGAGCCAATGCGGCGAGGGCCGCTGGCGATGTTCCTCCTGAAAATGTAGCCATGTCTTTTAAGTGTTTGTTGTTTTTAAATTAACCGAATTGAGATCTATATGGTTGAGTTCCAAATTGATTAAGGAAAGACTCCGCCATCGGATTCCCAGATTCTTGACTACCTCCGCCCAAACCAGCATTTGGGTTTAGTGGTCGGTTTAAATAAGATCCAATCATTCCTCCTATAAAGTCAAGGTTTCCTGTTTTTTCAGCAACGCTTAAAGCCTCTTGGTCCAACCCAAACTGACGCTCTTGACCTTCTAGGCCAAACAATTCCATTGGACTTGGTGTAGCAGCAGATGCCTGTCTTGACATCTCTCCAGCTAATCCAAATCCAGGGGTTAGGTCGGCTGCCTGTACAGCAGCTCCGGTAAATGGAGAAAGAGCATATGCTTCTCGCGTGGCCATGTCCGCAGTTAGCTCGCCAGCACCAAAAAGGTTTTGCAGTCTTTGTCCACGCAAACCTTCGTCTGCTCCTACCAAACTAAAAATTTCGTCAATGTCTCCCAGTCTATCTCTAGCCCTAGTGTCAGATTTAGCCCGGCCAGCCTCGATCGCATCTCGTCTTTGCCTTCCACTAAGTCCCTGATCTAATCGGGCCATCTCCTGATTGCGGATGTTTTCCAAATCTTGGAAGGTGTCCCTCATTTGTCCAACGCCCTGCAATGGAGAAGCAAAAGCGTTAATCATATCTTCATAGGAAGCATCTGCTCCGGCCCCTGATGCTTCGCCTAATGCACCTGTCTGCTGTCTAGCCGTTTCTCTGGCAACATCAAAGCGATTGATTTGGCCATCTCCGCCCATGCCGAGTTGGCTTCGGGCAAAGGCATCGAAGCCTGCTCCGGCAACGCCAGCCATGTCTCCTGCAATGTTGGAAGCTTCTGTTCCGAATGCGTCTATGAAAGTTGATAGTTCTGGTAATACACCAGTTTGTGTTGATGGAATAAGTCTTGTTGACATGTTAGGTGGTGGTTCTTCTGATGGTGGTGGTGGGGGCGGTGGTTCTTCGTCGTTGTTTTCGTTTGGAACAAGTGGTACTGTAGTTTCGTCGTCGTCGTTATTGTTGACCAATCCAGCTCCGGCAAGCAATGGTCCTAAAAAAGGCACGTTTGTGTTTCCTATGTTTACGCCACCAAATCCTGTGCCGGATGGGGTTCTACTGTTGCTATAACCGGGATCGACTACATCGGTGTTGGCCTCATCTTCATAATCAGTGTCTGGGTATGCCCCACCAAATAAAGCATCATGAGCATCACGTTCCTCTTGTGTCATGTCTTCATAATTGGTGGCCCCCGGTGACTGATCAGGAAACTCAGGTCCACCTGGCTCGCCAAATCCACCAACTGTATCAATGTCAAATGCTTCGTCGGATGAGTTGCCATAAATGTTTTGAAGGTTATCAATAGCATTTTTAGCTGCATAAATTCCCTCCATTCCAGGAAAAGTTGCACCTGATGAACTACCAATATTAACTTCCCAAGCAGATCCTTCACCATCGCTTTGTGGATATATTCCGTAGTTTGTATCTGTTTGTGGAAAATACATTATCCTTCTAATGTTTGCACTCTAGTTTCTAAAGCCTCGATCTTAGCTACAGCCTCTTGTAGTGCTGCTGTCAAAAGCGGTACTAGTTTAGATTGGTCGATGCCTTGGTAGTCGGGAACACTGCGAGTACCTATCACTGCCTCGGTTACAAGCTCCCCTTCCTCGTTATAGA